GATGAGCCTAGAATTTACAAAACACGAACCTTACACTTTGACGTGCTCTGAGAGCCAGTCTGGTAAGTTAGTGCCCCAGGCGAGCACCCGCCGCGTGCGGTAGCCGATGACGTCCTTGCGCGTGGAGAAATTACTCTTCACGCCTAGGGACGCCGCGGCCGTAGCAATGCGATACGGGAAATGCTCACCGAGCTTGAACTTCCGCGACACTGGAACCTTGACGGTCCAGTACGGCGAGAGTTGGCCCGGTGAGCAACCTGGTTTGTAGATAGGTTCGGCTTCATCGTCGTTAAAACAAGTATCACCTAAGAAGGAGGGTCCGAAAACCCGCCAGTCAGATGGAACCTGGTCAACGCAGAAGAACCAGGCTGCCGTGCGGCCGAGACCAACACGATGCAACCCGTTTGCCAATGCTACCCAATTCTGAGGAGCATCTGGGATTTCTTCAAGAAAGTGACCGCGAACGGACACCCCCTCGAAATAGTCCCCTCCACAGCTTTCCCGGAAGGGTCCTTCACAGAAGGACTTCTTTTCGTTTATGCGGAAACCAGCCCACTCCAGGACCTTCAAGGCCAAGGGTGCGCTACTCGAGTCTATGATAATGTCGTCTCCGAAGACACGAACATCATAGTTGGTGATGACTTTCATCAGAGTCCGGAACAAAATTGTCTCGAGCTCGAACGTAAAGCCATTTCCCATACTTGAGAATTTTTCGTTATAAACGACTGCCCCCCACACTTCCGTGTGAGTGGCGCGCAGGGAATTCAGCAGCAGCCACCAATCGGTGGGCAATACCGCCTTCACGAGCTCGCGAGAGATCATGTCGGAAGCGCTGCTCAGGTCAATCGTCGCTAGGTGTCCAGTGATGGATGCCTGCCTCGCCAGATCCATATGGATCGGCTTGGCTTCGCGAAGGTTATGGCCTGTACAAAGTTTGTATCGAGCCTTAAGGTACTCGCCTACAGCAAGCTGCAGGCTTAAAGCACCCGAGGCCTCCATGCAACACATTCTATTGATCTCGCTGTTCTTAGGAACAGTGAAGAACCGGTTCGCTCTCACGACTAAGTCGGCTTCCGCCTTCTCGCCGAAAGGGGTGAACTTTATAGAATTGCGCCACACGTCGACACACGATTCGTAAATCGTTGTTCGTGATGACATCTTGTCAGGTATTGTCGTTAGCTTACCGCTGTCAGACAACGTGCTCCCCCCGGAGAACCGGGGCACCAGGTGGAGCGGTATGCGGCCCAAAAGCCGCTTGAGCTCTACTCTCCACTGCACCAGCACCTCGACCCACAACCGATCTTCCTCAGGAATGAGGATGTCGCCAGCCAGCATTCGCTGGTAACGACGGAACCGGTGGTTGGTAAGGGCGCAGGCTCGCTCGTTCTCAACGAACTTAAGGACGGAGTTACGCTCACGCAGAACATCATCGCCGGGTAACCGGAGTTTCTTGATGATGTCTGTCGCGAGCCGATCCCGTCTGTAGTCCAGAGGCGTGCGATATGCGGATGGACCTGGCATCGACAGAAGCTGAGCCTCTCTCAGGCGCCCCTCGCTCACCAGCTGATGAAGCTGACGTGCGCGAGGAGACCCTATCTGTGCAAATAATTTGCACAGAAATCTTTGAACTTGGTTCATAAGATAACCTCAATGGAACTTAGGTGGCCGAAAGGGCGTCGCGGATCTGAGACTTCACCAAAGGTGAGTTGATCAGGTTGCAAATGAATGCAGCCGCGTCGTCCTTCTTAGCCTCCGGAAAGTCCGCCGGAACTGTTACGCTCAAGTTAGCCTCCACACGGTTATTCACCATAGTGAGGCCTGTCACCGTGTCCTGGTAGGAACTAGGAACGGTGATCTTGACTTTCAGATTCCGGGAGGTAGGGCGCGCCGTTGCGGAGGTAGTCAACAGAGGAAACACCGCGGAGATCGTCCCTTCCTTCAGCGCGTTGGTGGAAATTCCACCATCGCCGGAGGCGGGCGAGATCAGGGTGAATACCTTGTCGGCGTTGGAGCCGTCTTTGACGGTGATATTTGCTGCCTGTGGCATAGTAACTATCCTTGGGGGTTGATTGCGTTACTCAGTGTAGTTGCGCCGAGCGCGACGAAGCTGGCCCGCAATGGAGGCAAACTTCGTAAACTTCTGGGTGAACAAAGAGGCTGCCATGGCGGCAGTCTCCCAGTTTACGCCCGGAAGCTTAACTACGATACTGGGCCTTGGGAAAGGCCCTAAGACGCGGCTCTTCTGGTTGTTGACCCACTGGGTTTCAGACCAATCATTCTTGTAGCCGACCTTGTAGAAATAGATTCCCCGATCCAGAGTAGTAATACTCTGATTGTGGAAGTTCAATCCGCAGAAGTCGGTGATAGAATTCACGATCTGGCCTGTGTTGACAAACATGTTAACCACGAATGACCAGGGGACTAGGTCCCACGCTACGGCGGCAGGGTTTAAGAGCCCGGCACGTTCAAGTAGCCAAGTGTTGGGGTTGGTCACCTCAACACCTGCGGCAATCGTTACTCGCATCTCCCCGTGCACGGACCAAGCAAATCTAAGATTCGACCCAAATGAAGGGTTGTACTCGTCGATAATGTCTTCCCGTGCGCGAGCAGTTACGAACGATCGTTGAGCAGCCTTTTGAATGACTGTCATAGACGCGTTGTGGATATCTTGCAGCAATGGTTGCCATCCGAAGATGGTTTCCAAATGCAAACTAGCGACCTTCTTAGG